TCAGGTAAACTTTACCATTACAATGCCAGCCAATACTTCAACAGCAGCGTTAATCAGGAGTTCAAATTGATTATCACAACCACCAAAGGCGACATGGATGACTCTCTTCTTGTGAAGAAAGAGGGTACTGTTGACGATGAAAACGAATACACGACTTGGGTTGAGTACTATTTAAATGATGAATTGGTACACCGCTCGGCTCATGTAACTTTGAAAAAATCCCCCTTCTCTGATTTATTTGCTGCCTCTTTAGGCTAAAGGAACCAAAATGAGTAACTCCCAAAGCATGTGCACTTCTTTCTTGGGCGAGTTGTTGAGCGCTACGCACAACTTTAGTTCTTCTAATCCCGCCCATACAGCAAACACCGCCGATACATTCAAGGCAGCTTTGTATACAACAACTGCAAGCCCCGCATTAAATGCGGCAACTACTGCATATTCTTCTTCTGGAGAAGTATCTGGTACAGGCTATACGGCAGGCGGTATTGCGGTCACGAATGCAACCAACCCAACATCTTCAAACAGCTCATCAACTGCTGGCGTAGGGTATTGGACACCTTCTGGTAACTTGGTTTACTCCACAGTGACTCTAACCACTGCTTTTGATACTGTTTTGATCTATAACTCAACACAGAGCAATAAGGCAGTTTCAGTTCATACTTTTGGTTCACAGACCATCACGGCTGGTACATTCACTTTGACAATGCCTTCAAACACAACGACAACTGCTTTATTGCGTTTGTCTACCACCTAATAGGTGAGTTATGGCTCTGAGTTGGGGCAGTGGTAATTGGGGTGATGGAGCTTGGAGCGGTTCATTACCGCTTACAGGAGATGCTGCTTCAGGCGCAGTTGGTTCCACATCCGCCAATATAACCATTGCTTTAACTGGAGTTGGTACAACAGGTTCGGTTCAAGCTCCAACAGTCAATATCACAATCGCCCTATCTGGTGTAGGAGCAAGTGGTAGCGTAGGATCGGTTCTTGTCAGCAACACTGCGGCGTTGTCTGGAGTTCTGGCAAGCGGGTTTGTAGGTACTGTTTCTGGTGCTAAATCGGTCAGTATTTCTGGTGTTCAGGGCGCAGGTGCAGTTGGTACAGTGGTAGCCAATAATACCGATGGGGATATTGGTAACGTAGCGATTGGGGCTCCCGGTTCAGTAGCGGCCAATTTGACGATTGCCATTTCGGGTGTTGGTGCTTCTGGTGCGGTTGGATCGGTTACGGCAAACCCAAGTCAGGCTTTGTCTGGCAATAATGCCACTGGAGCCATAGGAGCTGTATCAGTCCCTCTTGGAGCTGTAACGGCAAAAGGAAATGTTGGGTCAGTCGGGCCAAACATAACGATAGCTTTGACAGGTGTTGGGGCGAGTGGCTTGGTGGGTTCCGTGACGATGGGAGCAAGGACGGCTCAGTTGACAGGGGTGAACGCAACGGGTCAAGTGGGCAATATGTTTGCGGTGTATTGGAGTTTAATTGATGACAGCCAGAACCCTTCGTGGCAGAATATTGGGGACGCACAGACCCCAGGCTGGTCTACAATTGACGACAATCAAACGCCGAATTGGACAGTGATTTCAACAGGATAAAACATGACAGTTACTAACACATCACTACTAGGTTTAGCTCTACCCACTACTGGCACAGAGTCTGGTGTTTGGGGCGATGATGTAAACAACGGCTTAACAATCCTTGTGGACATGTCGGTTGCGGGTACAAACAATATCACGCAAGACTCAGACATCACGCTGGCCGTCAGTAACGGAAACAATTCATCGAGCTTTACATCCACAGCGACCAACTCAACAGTTGCTCAGTATAGTACATTAAATTGCACAGGCGCTAGAGGGGCAATTAGAAACATCATCGCTCCAGCGTCAAGTAGAACATTTGTAGTTATTAACAATACCACGGGCGGGTTTGCGATTGTCATCAAGAAGTCAGGCGGTACTGGGGTTAGTATTGCGCCAAATGAAACAGCGATTGTTTATTATGATTCAGTCACAGCTACGGATTATGTAAAGGTCAGCTCAACAGTCAATGTATCTTCATTCAGTGCAGGAACAACAGGATTTACTCCAAGTACCGCCACAACAGGTGCAGTGACATTGGCAGGCACACTAGCAACAACTAACGGTGGCACAGGACTCACATCATACACAGCAAATGGTGTGGTGTATGCAAGCTCTACAAGTGCTTTGGCTACAGGTTCAGGATTAACTTTTAATGGAACAACATTCAGCACAACTAATGACGCATCTATTCATGGATTGACTGTTGGTCAAGGTGCGGGGTCTGTATCTAACAACACCGCATTAGGCAATGGCACTTTATCAAATGGAAGTACAACAGGTGGTAGAAATGTTGCAATAGGTTTCAATGCTGGAAATACACTTTCATCAGGCGCACAAAATACATTGATTGGTTCTTATTGTGGTACTGGATTGACCACAGGAACTCAAAATATTGGTATTGGTGATGGAGCATTAACTGGCAATAGCACAGGCGCAACAGGTTCATACAATGTTGGAATTGGCGCATTAACATTATTGACGAGCGGTTCTAGCAATACTGCTATTGGTTATCAAGCATTACAATCCAACAACACAGCATCTTACAACACTGCAGTAGGGTATCAATCTCTACAAGCTAACATAACGGGAACTTATCAAGTAGCACTCGGTTATAGATCTGCTTACAATGCAACTGCCAGTTATTCGGTATATATTGGACAGGGTGCTGGATATAGTCATAGCACTTCTTCAGAAAATAATGGTTCTGTTTTTATTGGAGATGGTGCTGGAGGCATTGGTGGTGGATTAACTGGGCATGACAATACTTATATTGGTGGAAGTTCAGGCTCAGCCATGACTTCAGGCTCGAAAAATACAATACTTGGGCAATATACAGGCAATCAAAATGGCTCAGACATTCGCACATTAAACAATATAGTTGTTATATCGGATGGCGATGGTTATCCATATTTAAATTTAAATAGAGGTTCAGGAACGGCTAGAGGATTAGCATTTGATGGTACAGAATTTTTTCCAACAACGGATAACACAATTAGTTGTGGATTTTCTTCATTTAGATGGTCAGTTGTATATTCAGCAACAGCATTGATAAATACATCAGATAGAAATCTAAAACAAGATATTGCAGATTTAGACAATACTGAAAAACGTGTAGCAATTGCAATTAAATCTCTTATTAAAAAATATCGTTTTAAAGATTCAGTAGCTGAAAAAGGCGATAAAGCAAGGATTCACGTTGGTGCTATTGCCCAAGAAGTTGCATCTGCGTTTGAAGCTGAAAATCTAGACCCAACACGCTATGGTTTGTTTTGTTCTGACACTTGGTATGAAGTTGATGGAAAGAAATTAAATGCTGGCGGTGAATTTTATAAATCTACCGATGAATCAGTTGTTTCAGTAACTCAACTTGGTTTACGCTATGATGAACTTTTAGCTTTTGTAATTTCAGCAATGTAAGGATTAACATGGCAACAACTTATACATGGACAATCAACAATATGCAACAATGGCCTAGCGGTACAAACGCTGGTTATGTTGTCAACGTCAACTGGACTCTAACAGGCACAGACGGCACTCATACAGCAAGTATTGGTGGAAACACTCAGTACCCAGTATCTGATGCTCAGGCAGGCTTTGTACCATATTCATCTTTAACCGAGGCAACAGTTATCGGTTGGGTGCAAGCCTCTTTGGGTGAGCAAGGCATCGCTAACTTTGAAGCCAACGTACAAGGCCAGATCAACAGCCTTGAGAATCCCCCAGTATCTCCAACAACACAACCACTACCTTGGACAGCATAATGGAAAAGATTACTCTCTCAACATCTCTTGTTAATAACATCATGGCTTACCTTGGAACACGCCCGTTTCAAGAAGTATTCCAATTGATTCAAGAAGTGCAAAAAGAAGCACAAGCACAACAGCCTGAGCAAGTGGCAACAACTCCACCTGAAACCAATGTCTGACACCGAAAAAGACCTTGCCGTTCACGTTGCAGTCTGTGATGAGCGTTACCGCAACATTGAGCAATCGTTGAAAAGTGGCGAAAGGCGCATGACCAAGATCGAGTATTTGATCTATGCTGTGATGGCAATGGTTATGTTCGGGCCTGGGGTTGCGGCGCAGTTCTTTCACAAGTTCTTTGGAATCTAATGGATCCAATCACCATCTTTGCGGCGTGTAAAGCGGCTCACGCAGGGATTCGTGAGTGTATTGACCTTTACCAAGATTTTAAAAAAGATGGCAAAGACGTTGGTGATATCGTAGGCGACATTGGTAAAAATTTAGGTGCGTTCTTTACCCATCAAGAATCGTATAAAGAAGCTGAGAAAGAAGCCAAGAAGAACCCACTGCCCAAGAAGATCAGCATCAATGAAGAGGCCATGAACAGGATTCTGCGCCAACAACAAATTGAGCAGATGGAGACTGAGCTTCGTGAGATGATTATTTATCAGATCGGTATGCCAGGTCTTTGGTCAAAATTCGTGGACATGAGAGAGGTTGTCCGAAAAGAGCGCGAAAAAGTCGAGCGTGAACAAAAAAAGCCCGTGAAGACGCTGATAGAAAAAGGCGTCAGTTCATTGCAAAATGGGAACTCAGGGGTGCAATCTGTGCAGGAATCATTGCGTGGCTCTTGGTCTTTGGCTCGCTTATGTACGGCATCCATCTAGATTATCAAAAGTCGAAAGGACAATAAATGGATTGGTTAAAAACAATTTGTCCTACAATAGCCACGGCATTAGGTGGCCCACTTGCAGGCATGGCTCTGGAAGCCGTTTCCAAGGCGATAGGGGTTGACCCTAGTGAAGTGCAGAACACGATTAACTCTGGCAAGATGACCGCCGACCAAATTGCTTCACTCCAAACTGCTGAGATTGCCCTGAAAGCCAGAGCGCAAGAAATGGGGCTTGACTTTGAGAAGTTGGCCGTGGCAGACCGCACAAGCGCTCGCCAGATGCAGATCAGCACCAATAGTTTTGTTCCTCCAACTTTATCCATCATGATCGTAGTGGCTTGGACGGCAGTGCAGTATTTCCTGTTGACCCATATCATCGACCCGTCCATGCGTGAGTTGATTGCCCGTGTGCTGGGTACGCTTGATGGTGCTTTAATGCTAGTTCTTTCGTTTTACTTTGGCTCATCCAGCGGCTCTCAGGCTAAAGACACGATGATTCATAACTCGACACCCACAAAATGACTACCTTACTCAGCCCCCATTTTTCGCTCGAAGAGCTTACAATCACAGATCACAGGGAGTTTTCAAATGAACCTAACGAATCTGAAAGACAAAATCTCGTCCGCCTTGCAAACTTTTTGGAACAAGTTAAGTTCGTCTTGGGCGGCGTTCCGATCATGGTTAACTCGGCCTATAGATCCGCCCAAGTAAATGCGGCAGTGGGTTCGGCTCCAACCTCACAACATAGGCTGGGTTGCGCGGCTGACCTGCGAGTACCTGGGATGACGCCAGACCAAGTGGTTCAGGCCATCATTGGCTCACAGCTAGAGTTTGATCAAGTCATCCGTGAGTTTGACCGCTGGACGCACATTTCTGTGCCAAATAATGAGGGCGATAAAGCTAGACGCCAAGCGCTGATCATTGATAAGCAGGGAACAAGGAAGTACGCCTAATGCCTTTATACAAACCCACGTTCAGACCCGGAGTCAACCGCGAGAACACCCGTTATAAGAACGAAGGTGGGTGGTACGAGTCCGACAAAGTAAGGTTTCGCCAAGGCAGTCCCGAGAAGATTGGCGGCTGGACACAGTACTCATCGAGTATATTTTTGGGCGTTTGCCGTTCTCTTTGGAATTGGATCACGCTTTCAGCGCAGAATATCATTGGTGCTGGCACAAATTTAAAGTATTACTTGACGATTGGTAATCAGTATTTTGATATTACTCCAATCCGATCAACAACCACACTAACCAATCCTTTTACAGCCACTGCGAGCTCTTCTACCATCACGGTATCCGCAACTGCACACGGCGCATTGATCAATGATTTTGTGACTTTTAGTGGCGCTACGGGGTTGGGCGGCAACATTACTGCTGGGGTATTGAACCAACAATATCAAATTACAAGTGTTCCTAACGTCAATCAATTTACGTTTACTGCAACAGCCACAGCCAATTCAACCGATGCTTCAGGCTCACCTGGGGGCGGAACAGTTACGGCAGCTTATCAACTCAATACTGGCCCAGCTTTCCAGACGCCATTTAGTGGTTGGGGCGCAGGTACTTGGGGTGGGGGTTCATGGGGTAATGGGCAGGCCGTCAAGAACAATCTTCAGATTTGGAATGCATACAACTTTGGACAAAATTTGCTATTTGGGCCTGCTGGCGGCGGTATTTATTATTGGGCTGCGCCTACGTTAACTAATCCGGGAGTTTTGCTTAGTAGTACGGGTGGAACAGTTACTATTACTATTGCGTCTCCTGCGGTAGTTACCTCATCGGTTAATTTGCCCAATAACAGTTCCATACAACTTGGTACAACAGGGGCACTGCCCACAGGTTTAACTGCGGGAACAACTTACTATGTGGTCAATGTTTCAGGCACTACGTTTAATCTTGCCACCACAGCCAATGGCGCGCCAATAAATACAAGCGGGTCACAGTCTGGCGTGCAATCTATTTCTAATTTAGTGGACGTACCATTATTTCAAAACTATTTACAAGTTTCTGATGCGTCTAATTTTGTATTGGTTTTTGGTACAAATGCATTGGGCACAACAACTATAGACCCCATGCTCATTAGGTGGTCGGATCAACAAAATCCTTTGGTATGGTACCCCGATATTACTAACCAAGCAGGTGATGTGCGCTTGTCTCACGGGTCTCAAATCGTTACTTATATTCAAACTCGCCAAGAGATTGTAGTGCTGACAGACCAAGCAGTGTATTCGCTTCAATATATTGGGCCACCCTATGTTTGGGGCACACAGTTGCTCAGTGAGAATATATCTATTATTGGCCCTAACGCGGCCGTACTTGCATCGGGTATTGTGTATTGGATGGGTGTAGATAAGTTCTACATGTATAGCGGCGGTGCTGTAACTACATTGAATTGCGATCTACGACGCTATGTATTTCAAAATATTAATTACTACCAAAACGAGCAAGTGTATTGCTCAACTGTAGAAGGTTTTAATGAAGTTTGGTGGTTCTATGTGTCAGGAACAGGCACACAAGTTAACAGTTATGTTGTGTATAACTACCTCGAAAAAACATGGTACTACGGCACAATGGGTCGCACAGCTTGGTTGGATACAACGCTTCAGTCTAATCCTATTGCGGCCACTTATAACGGGTATTTATGCAACCAAGAAAGTGGTCTTGATGATAATGAGACTGGAGCCCCTGCCCCAATAGACGCCTACATCTCTTCTTCTGAGTTTGATATTTCAGACCCAACAGGAGATCATTTTGCGTTTATTACCAAGGTTTTGCCTGACTTGACGTTTGAAAATTCAACGGCCACCAACCCCGTTACTACAATGACAATTCAGTCTTTGACCAACTCAGGGTCTGGCGTTACGCAGGCCGTGCCCAATTCGGTATATAGCGTCAACATTAACGGCAACCCTGAGACATTTACTGGGTATGTGTATACCCGCATCAGAGGACGCCAGTTTATATTTAAGATGGAATCCAATCAACTGGGTACAGCATGGCAATTGGGCGCTCCAAGATTTGACGCCAGAGCAGACGGGCGCAGATAATGGCAATTAAACCCATCAACCCAACACCGCCAAATCTTCCGTTGGCTCCTTTACAGTACGACCAAGCCATTTCAAATCAATTGGCCAACGTTTTGCGTTTGTACTTTAACCAAGTAAACGATGTTTTAAATACACTGGTTGCCGCGTTTATCACCAACACATCCATAACCACAGTGGCAAAACTTCCTGCCGCATCTACAACAAATGCCGGAAGTAGAACTTTTGTATCAGACGCAACAGCTACAACTTTTGGCACTACGGTGGTCGGTGGGGGGTCAAATACTGTGCCAATCTACTCCACAGGCACTAGCTGGAAAATTGGTTAAATGGTAAACTATAATCTATTATTGGAGCGTTTTTATGTCTGATATTTTTAGTAATGCGCTGAACGGACTATCCGATGCCATACATAGCGCGGGCAAAAGCTCTATTGGACAAATGGCCGAGGCGGCCGCGCTTACATATTTTCTTGGCCCAGCAGGCGCAGAATTCAGTATACCCACCGCGGCTGGCTTGGCTGGAGGCATTACCAATTTAGTCAATGGCGGTAATCTTGGTAGCGCCTTGACTGCGGGTGCGATGGGCTATGGGTTGGGCAGTTTAAGTGGCGTTGGAGAGGCAAACCCTAATGCATCTAGTGTTCCTGTTGAAGAGCGCGTACCTACTCCCGTAGATCCAATAGCACAAGCGGGGGTAAATGCTCCGGCTAATGTGGCTGGTGATTTGGCTCCAGAAGTAGCACAGTTTAAGCCCACCGATGCCCAAATGGCGGAAGCAAGCGGTGCGGCGTCCCCTGGGTCAAATGTGGGTACACCGCCTTCTGTTCCTGCGTCAACGGGAAACCCTTTGTATGATATTAGTTCCAATGCCTCCTCTGGTAACGGCCTTAAAATGCCTAGCTATTTGCAAAGTCCCAGTTCTTTGCAAACCCCCAGCGCTAGCTTAAGTAGTATTGGGGCAAATCCTAGTATGTGGCAATCAATTAAAAATTATGCTGTTGAAAATCCTTTAACAACAACAGGACTGGCTTTACTAGGAGCTAATGCACTCAAAGGCGCCAATAAACAAGCAGGCGTTACCGCCCCTAAATATGCAGGCAAAATTGCTTATTTTGGCGGTAATCAATTTTCAGGCCCAAGCAATATGTACCAGACCACGGCCGCTACGGGCGGTCTTGTTGCTTTGGCCAAAGGCGGTGCTATTAAAGGTTATGCCGCAGGGGATGTTGTGGGCTATTATGAAGATGGTACTCCGCAATATGATACTTCTGCTCCTGCCGCTCCTGCCGCTCCTGCCGCTCCCGTTACACCAAAATATACTTCGTATACACCTCAACAAATTACAGATTATTTGGCTCAAAATCCAGGAACCAATGTTGCGTTAGCAGAACAACAGTTTAACGCTGATCCTGCGGCTGTTAATGCCGCAATTTCCACTTCTGCGCCTGCGGCCAATAATCCTCTAGCTCAAGTTCTTCAAAGTGAACCTAACAATCCTCTCTATATTGCGCCAACACCTACTCCAATGCCTGCTCCGAGTGACTCATCATCGGGCATAGCGTCTTTACCTACACCAGCACCTACGGGAGTGCCGTTGGGTTTACAGATGATTGACCAATCTTTGGGTGCGTCGACACCTGCACAAGGCGGTCAAATTGCAATACAAAATTCGCAAAATGCCGCATATCTTAATAGCATTCAAAACCCCACTTCAACAGACATATCTAATTTTTCCAATGCGTCTCAGGCAGACCAAAATACGACAATTCAAAAAGCTGTTAATGCTGTGCTGTCTCAATATGGCGGCGATACTCCGGCCGCACAAAAAGCCATTTCAAGTTTGATGGATAAATGGGGCGTTAATACGGGTGCTGTTGCAACCGCTATGAGCGTACCACTATCTACGGTATCTGATCAATACAACGCGGTTGATCCAAACGGGCCAATGTACAACCCAGCAAGTGCATTTACAAGTCCTGCAATGGCAGCGGCATTGGCCGCTTCACAAACGCCTTCAGCATCAAGTGTGGCGAGCTCAACAACCGCAATGCTAAATCAGTGGGCGGCTCAAAACGGTTTACCTCCTGGAAATTACCAATCTGCGGCAGATATATTAAATGCAATAGCGGCCAAAAAAGCGGCTGTGGTAAAACCTATTACTCCCGCCCCTACTGCTCCCGCCACTACACTACCGGGCACTATCCCTATGGGGACAACGGGTACAACGACAACTCAAAATGGTACAAATTTAAACACATACACAGCGCCGGGTACAAACACGCCTATTGTGTTAAACCCCACCAATTTGACTACATCGAATGTCAACACAAATACACCTATTTATAATGCGCCTGCATCGGCCGTAGCGTCGGGTGTTGGCGGTAATAACGCAAGTATTAACCCCAACGGAACCATCAGCCAACATCCAGAAGTTCCAAGTAGGCCTTTGGGTGGATATACGTCAATGGCACAATTGGCAAAAGCATATACACAAGGCGGCGGTAGTACAGGTTATACCAACCCGGCCGCTTTCGCCACGACCACAGATGCGGCAACACAGCATGTTCTGGATATGTTGTCAGGAAAAATACCTGCATCAAAAGTACCTTACACGCCCACAGGTGAGATTTCCAAACCCTACTACACTTCTGTGATGGGGATGCAAGAGAATCCTTTCTACACCGTTTCTCAAGCGCAAATATTTGATCCCACGTCTAAAACGTATGTCACCAATCCAAACTACGACCAAAACTTTAGTGGAACTGCGCACTACATTGGCGCATACGACCCCGGATATACAGGCCAGCCTGTTCCAGCATTGAGCCAAGCAACACTGGATTATTTGAAGGCAAATGGAGTGGGCGCTCCAGCCGCCGCTGCAACTGCCGCTGCAAGTTTGCCCAGTACCAATGCTTCCGGACAACTGGTTGTTAAAGGTCAAACATACCCAACAGGTTCGTATATTGCAGGCAATGGACATCTTATGGTTCCTGATGGTGGCCAAGACGGCAATGGTCAACCAACTTACAACGACTTGGGCGTCCAAGCCGCAGGCGGTGGTTTGATGGGGCTTGCCGCAGGCGGTATGTCTGTGGGTCACTTAGGAGGATACTCAGATGGTGGACGTTTACTACGCGGCCCGGGTGATGGCGTCTCGGATTCGATCCCTGCTACTATCGGCAGTACTAATCCTGAGCCTGCTCGCCTTGCTGACGGTGAGTTTGTGGTTCCTGCTCGGATCGTTTCCGAACTTGGTAATGGCTCTACTGAGGCTGGTGCAAGACAGCTTTACAAGATGATGGATCGCATTCAAAACACACGTCGCAAAACGGTTGGTAAAAACGCAGTGGCAACCAACACCAATGCACACCAATATTTACCTGCATAAGGAACGGTCATGAGCACAACAGCAGTTACAGGCGCGGCCCCATTACCGCAACAAGTTACCGAATACCAAACGGGTTTTTCGCCGGAGATTGCGCCGTACGGACAGGCACTTTTGGGTGAAGCCGCCAATGCAATCGACCCTGCAACCAACCCTTATCAGCAGTATCAGGGCCCACAAGTTGCGGGGTTTACGCCTTTGCAACAGCAGTCTTATAACTCAGCCGGGGCGTTACAGTCTTCAGGGCAATTGCAGGACGCTTCTGCTTTGGCGGGTATGGCAG